TCCACACTTGCACGGTATCGCATCCATTTGATTTTCCTAGTATTTTCGACCATTGCTCAAATTTTAGGCACAGTTGCCCTTTTTCCCCCGCAAGAGCCCACGACCTGTACATCATGGGACTAGCGCCGGCGCGTGGCCGAAGCCCGAAGGCTTGGTACTCAACAGTTGGTCCACCCGAGTGAACCCTTCCCCCCGACCTGACGCTTCACAGCGTGGAACGGTCGGACCGCGTTCGTACAGTATCTCGTCAACGGTTGCGGCGTTATAACTTGCGGTTGCCTGTTGTCAAGGGCAGAGACAGAGCAGGACGGATGTTGACTTGACCTCCCATTTCTGGGGCTGGTTTAAAGGCGACAGCTCGCCATGAGCCTGAGTACGTCCGGCTTTGCCACACGGTCGGTATACTGAATCTAGGGAAGGGAGGTTGAAGACAACACAATATGTTGTATAATCGCGCTGTCGGGTTTCCTGCTTTCCAAGGTTCAGTCGGAATTTAGGGCTCGTAACCCACCGACACTTTGATTTTATCTCCCTTAGTGTGAACATTCAAGCCTCTTTAATCGGAGGCTTTTTTTTGCTCTACAGAAATTGTCACGGACAAATCATCAATTTTTTTATGCACTTTTGTCTGTAAATAAAAATGGTTGACCACTGTCTACATATAGCGTAGACTGGCTCTACTTTTAACCAAGGAGAAACGAAATGAAAGCAGCAAGCAACACAGAAATGAAACCAAAAACAATCATCGTTGACGGACAGCAGTATGTCTGCGCCGACTCGGTAAAGGCCGAGCCGACACAAAAGCAAATTGTTGTGCTTCAGCGCGGCTGGGTTGTTGTGGGAGATGTCAGCAAATCTGAAACCGAGGTGAAGATTAAAAACGCCTTCGTCATTCGGGTTTGGGGAACCAGTAGGGGACTCGGAGAAATCGCTGAAAACGGCCCAACCAGTAAAACAGTATTAGATTCATGCCCAATGCTCTCCGTTCATCCGTTGTCGATTGTGTTCTGCATGAATGTCAACGAGAGCAAATGGTCATGAACGAGCTGGAATCAGTTGCTTTTGCATTAACTGGCGACAGCTATGGCGACGGCAACTACTACGTCTACTGCTACGGCTACGGCGACGGCGACAGCTATGGCAAAGGCTATGGTGATGGATACGGCTGCGGCAACGGAAACGGCTATGGCTACGGCGAATGCTACGGAAACAGCTACGGCAGCGGCAACGGAAACGGCTCGTAGACAATGCGGGGGAAATGGTGATGAACGAGCTGGAATCTTTTTCCATTGCATTGACCGACGACAGCTATGGCTGCGGTTACTGTTACGGCTACGGCAGCAAAAACGGCTGCGGAAACGGCGAAGGCTACGGTTACGGCTGCGGCTACGGAGACGGATACGGCAGCGGCTACGGAGACGGCAATGGCGAAGGCTATGGCTATGGCTATGGCAATAGCTGCGGAAACGGCTATGGCTACGGTTATGGCAACGGCTACGGCTACACCAACGGCGAAGGCTATGGCTATGGCTGGTAGACAATAAGGAGAAAATGGATGCGAGGAGAAACATCATGAAAGTCCTAACCGTCAACATGCACTCAGCTACAGGCCAAGCGCAGCCCCTTATCTATAAAGACGTCACCGATCACAAACTCCAATACTACGACATGGCGCACCGCCTCAGCGGATACGCCGAAGGGCTAGACGAAAAAATGCACGACGCACTCGTCCACTTGCTCATGAAATCAGAAACCCTGCTCGAAGAAGCATGGGACGAATACCAAGCCTCGCTGCCACCAGACCAACGCATCTGGACGTGGGATGACAAAGCCCTAAAGATCACGCTCGACGACGACACCATCGTCCAGCTCAACCCCATATACGTCATTGGCGTAGTCTGGCGCGAGGAACTCGAACCAGAACAACCAGAACTCTGGGACGTCGAAGAAGACGAAAGTGAGACCGATGGCGATGTATAAAAATATCGAACAACCAAAATACGTATGGCGCGTAGAACTCGCGCCAAAAGTAATCTGGTATCGGGAAGAAGGCCAACAACCTAACGCCTTCCATCGAATGATGCAGCGCCTGTTCTTCGGGTTTAAATGGGAAAAGCTCGACTACGAGGGAAGTGAGACCGATGACTGACAACAGCTATGGCTGCGGTTACGGCTACGGCTACGGCTATGGCTGGTAGACAATAAGGAGCAGACTGCTTACAGACAGACGAGGATCTGACGCTGGAAGAAATAGAGGACACAGAAAGAAATTTTAATTGGAGACAAGCGGTATCTGGCTGACGGGCAGAGGATAAAAGTTTTGCGCCTCGATGAGAAAGACATCGAAGAACAAGAGTAGTACAAGAGTAATTTATTTTTTAACCAAGGAGATAAAAAATGTACACATCGCAAGAAATCAACGAACTTGCTTCAGCTCTGGCTGTCGCACAGGGTCAGATGGGAGGTGCCATCAAAGGTGCCGACAATCCTTTCTTCAGATCCAAATATGCGGATCTGGGAAGCGTCATAGCCGCTGTGAAGGAACCGCTGGCTGAGAATGGTCTCAGCTACGTTCAGTTTCCGTTCGCCTCTGACGGCACAGTAGGCGTTATAACGAGACTGATGCACTCTTCTGGCCAGTTCATTGAAGCTGGTTTCTCGATCCCAGCCCCAAAAAACGATCCGCACACTTACGGTGGGTTGGTGACCTACTGCCGCCGGTTCTCGCTTCAAAGTATTTTAGGCGTCCCAGCCGAGGATGACGATGGCAACGCGGTTACTCAGTCTGCGAAGACTCTGATCAACGCTGAGCAAGTTGCTTCAATCAAGGCTTTGATTAACAAAACAAACACGAACGAATCAAAGTTACTGAAGGCGTACAACGTCTCTTCCATTGAGCAGCTCACAACTGACCAGTTTGACAATGCACTACCATTACTTCAATCAAAGCTGGAGGCGTGATGATTCAGGGATCGGAAGAATGGTTACAGGCCCGCCTTGGAGTGGTTACAGCTAGTAACTTCTCCAAGGTCTTTACCACGGCTGGGAAACTCTCAACAAGCCGTGAAGGGCTTATCAACCAGCTCATAGCGGAAAACTTAACGCAGAAGCCGACAGAGGTTTACAAGACAGACGCAATGGCACGTGGGACAGAGCTAGAACCACAAGCTCGTGCAATGTTTGAGATCATGATGGGCGTTGACGTTGAGGAGGTCGGCTTAATCAAGATGAAGGGTCATGATATTGGCTGCTCACCCGATGGATTGTTCTCGGACGGATACGGCGCAACAGGATTGGAAGTCAAATGCCCGTTGCCAGCTACACATTGTGCTTATCTTCGTGAAGATAAACTCCCTACTAACTATGTTCAACAGGTGCAGGGAACCATGCTTATTTTGGGGCTTGAAAGGTATTTCTTTATGTCTTTCCATCCTGAGATGAAACCGCTCATCATCGAGGTCAAACGCGATGACGGGTTACTTGAACTGGCAGAGCCTCTACTTATTGAGACTGCCGAAATTGTTAAATCTGAAACTCAACGATTAAGGATCGAAAATGACATACGACAATAACAACCGTGGCGCACTTTGGAAGAACGAAAACAAGAAGACAGACAAGCACCCGAATCTTCGCGGAACCGCTGAAATCAACGGTGTGCAATACTGGGTCTCAGGATGGACATCTAGCGAAGGCGGCAAGAAGCCTTTGGTAAGTTTGTCTTTTCAATTGAAGGAAGAAAAGCCTGCTGAAAAGAATGTCATTGAGACATTCGAGGATCTTCCGTTTTGATTGACTTCGGTAAAGCAATGAGAACAGCACAGGAGCAACAAGGCGTTTCGTCAATTGACTTGGCGAGGCGCTTTGGCGTTCACAAACAACAAGTGTCGCGCTGGAGATACCAGCAGGATGCTAATCTTTCGTTGATTAGCAAGGTCGCCAAAGCACTTGATATGGATGAAATCACTTTCTTGGAGAAGGGTAAATGACATCCACAATGAACGCAGAGCAGATGTACGATCTGGGAAGACAGGCTCGTGAGGCTGGGTTTGACACAATATCTTGTAACGTCAGAGATCCATCCAAAAGAGCGTGGTGGCTGGCAGGATGGCATGACCTCGACATCGAGAAAGGTGTAAAGAGATTTAATCATGAGTCCTAGACATTACGCTCAGTACATTATGGGTCTGAAGACTAAAGATGAGAGACGAGCGGCATTAGATCAAGTTCCCGAACACTTCAGAGAATTAACAAGAAAGCATGTGGAGATTGAATTTGAGCGACGTAAATACATTAACCGAGCTTGAGAGAGTCACACAGGAATACGCACAAGCTGAGGCTGAGAAGCATTACTTGCTTGAGTTTAGAAAATCAAAGAAAGCAATGCTGATGAATGAGGCTGAGCGCAGCGATCATTCAATGCCGATAGCAAAGCAAGAGAGATATGCGTACTCTCACCCTGAGTACCTTGAACTGTTAGAAGGTCTGAAAGTAGCAATAGAAAAGGCCGTCTTACTTCGACATAAAATCCAAGTCATAAATATGAGGTTTGAACAATGGCGATCCAAACAAGCGACTCTGAGACAGGAAATGGCTATCAGGTAAGCAATGAAATGAGATCACTGCTTAAAACATATTCACTCATGAGCAGAAGACTGAGCATTCAGTTGCTGGAGAAGAAAATCAAATACATGGACAAGAAGACAAGACTTCGGGCTTTGAAGGTCATCAACTGCTTGATAGCGGACCGTCCATATAAATGAAGCGCAAACCCAAAACCAAAAGCAGCAAGATACTCAGGCAGGAATGCTTAAAGGCTATTCAACGTCTTTGCAGATTAGCAGCAGCCGATGAAAATGGTAATTGCACTTGTGTCTCTTGTGGATGCGTAAAGCACTACTCGGAACTGCAAGGAGGTCATTTTCTTTCAAAAGGCTCCTCTTCTTTCTGGGCCTTGAGAATTGAGAACGTCCATCCTCAATGCGCTAGGTGCAATCTGTGGGGCATGAGATATGGATCCGCAGCTCAACGGTACACCTTGTGGATGGAGGATATGTACGGCAGAGACTTTGTGAATGAAATGATTGCAACAAAGTCGGATCCGATAAAGATGTACAAGACAGACTACGAAGACATGCTTGCCGATTTTAATAGTCAAATAAAATATCACGAGAGCAGGATAAAATAATGAAAATAGAACATCTTTTAAAAATGACAGACAGGGAGATCTCCGAATACCTAGAGACCAAGTTTGAAAAACTTGATAAAGAAACAAAGCGACTAATTGCAACAATGATGGTAGAGCTTGAAGATTATTACGAATTCCTTATGGAAAAAGGTTTGTTGGAAGATTTTTTCAAAAACAATTCATGGGATCACAAACATGCAATCCACTGAATATCAAGTTGCTGGAAATCATTATAAGAAATTAAAGATTCAGCCAATCGAATACATATTGGCTAATAACATACCATTCTGCGAAGCAAGCATTATCAAATACGCAACTCGATGGCGAGACAAAGGCGGTCTTGATGATTTGCGAAAGATCAAACAGTTCTGCGATATTCTCATAGAGGCAGAGCAGAATACTTAGTATTACTGTTCTTGCTGCTCCTCAATAATCATTGAAGAGAGCCATTGAGAGTTTAAGTTTATTATCCCGAGCAAAGTATAACCAGACATTCCGTCTTCTAGTTTGCTCATGATCCAATTTGTCAACTCATCGTCGGCTTCAACAGCCTCAATTTCGGCTTGCTCCGCTGTTTTTACAGGAAATGAGATTATTTGGCTCACACGAATATACGCGATAGCAACGCAACACCGGCGGTGAACAGAATCCAGAATATCCTTTCTTGATATACACTGCTGAGCTTTTCTGAAAGTTTGTGGACATCATCGCTCAATCCATTAACTTTCTGCTCGATATTTGTTTGACGGTTAAACACTGTTACCAGTCTTTCCTCCACGCGAGCGAGACTAACGACAGCGGCTTGCAAGTCATCTAGCTTCCCTTCAATTCTGTTCAGCCTGTCTTCGCTCATTAGATTTTGACATCCACGCCTTTATGCTCTTTAGGAATTTCATAGGTGTAAGACAGCATCTTACCACCATCTCGTTTAAACACTATCATTTCCATCACATGAGCCGAGGCATACCCCTGACCTGAGTGCCACGAATCTGGCGGCGCAAGTGTCCCAAACTTCCTAACTATAACTGAGTTATCACATTCAAGTTCGTGGGCATGATGGAAATGTCCGACGGCCCACATTCTATGCGTCGTCTCGGCCCATGCGTCGGGCATATCTCGCGGCATAATCGAGGCCAGTTTCTGCGCCTTAACCTTGTCACCGTGATGGACTCCGATTAACCACTTACCATATTGCAGATAGTGGAAGAACGACTTTGTCCGCAGAATATGTACTCTCGGCTCTTTGGAGTAGTAGAACTCCATGATCATCTGCAAAGCTATCGCTGCGTCGGGATCGTGATTACCCTTAGCAATCACAACTTTGACATTGGTAAACTTATCAAGCATACGATCAATGCAGTACACGAGCGTCTGCGCCGCAACGCGCATGAACTTATCGTAGCGAGTGTCAACGTCTAGTGGAGTTCCTTTAGCTGTAGTGGCATTTGAATTATTGGCATGAACAAAATCACCAACATTCACTAAAAGCCCTGTATCGGCTTCTGGAGCTACAGATACTAAATCATCAATAGCTACACAGATTTCTTCTTTCGCTATGCTTGAATCGAATGACCTATCACGAGTCTCCGCTCCATCTGCTTTCATACCAATGTGAGCATCGCCAATAAAAATAGCTGGCATGATGTCTTGGTTGTGCTTTTTGCGACTCTCTTTCTTTTTCGGATTAATGGGTTCGATTTGATCTTGCAGACCTTCGATAAAATCAAAGAACGCTTTTCGTTGATCTTCTACTTCAGATTTAGTTTTAATCCAGACAGGGTTGCCTTCGTCGTCTTTGGTGAAAGTAGACTTGCCAACAACAACCTGACCTTCATCGACAAACCTTGTTGCATCAAATGTTTCGGTATATCCACGTTTAGCAGCATAAGCTGCAACTGTAGCCTTTACCCTTCTTACTGTTGTTTCGGTTATATCTAATTTGTTAGCGACCGCTCTACTTGTTCCTAATTCTATCCACAGCGACAAGATATTCCGCTGATGCTCGGTTGTACAAAAATCTAGCAGAGCTGCATCTGGTATTTTGCGATTTTTACTATTGTTAAAAGCCATCAGGATACTTCCCTGTACTTATCATCCCCGCAACAGTTTTAGCTCGTTGACCGACTTGTTTTGCCCAGAGCGAATCTAAAAATTCCAAAGAAGCTATTGTGTATTTACCTTCAGCCATCGCATTTAATGCGTTAGAAAAACCCTTTAAACGTGGCATACCAATGTTAAAGCATATATCTATCAATGCGTCTCTACGAGCCTCATTAAGTTCTGAGAACCACGGAAACGCTGTGCCTAGCTCTTTAACAACACGATTAACATCATTAATCAGCAAATAATCAATCTCGTCTTCCGATAAACCCAAATCGTCAAGATTTCTCCCGACACCAATAGTGAGCTTTCCGGCCGTGCATTTGTAGGGCTTATTCTTTGACCCTTCATGCAGACGAATTAACTTGTTAATCTTTTCCATTCTGTTGACTCTGACTAGCACCGAAATAAAAACTAATTACAGCAGATACAGTGCCGCCAAGATAACCAAGTACCAATGAAACAATCGTGTCGCTATTTGAATCTGGAGGCTGAATAGTCACAAGGAATATG